GATTTGTTGTTAACAACTGACCGTAAGTGTTCTGAATTTCAAGAAACGAGTTTTTTGTAAATGCGGCTTTTTTTTCAGCCTCTTTCTTATATGCACCCGCTAACACCCTTGATCGTGTCAAAAGGGCTTTAGAATCAAAAATCTCGCGCGCGCGGTCCGATGGCAAGTTAGCTCGTTGCGTAGCTAGGTATTGGTCAATCGCTTCTTCAGATGTCGTAAAAATTCCATCACCAGATTCAGAAGATTCTGTAAAAATGTTGTCGATGATTTTTGAGCTTTCGAGCCTAAAGTTTGCATCCGCTTTCGCCGCGGCCAAACCGGCGCTCCGCTCATTTAGTTTCAATTGCAAATTTGCAATTTCGGAAATATCTGCACCACCTTGTTGCAAAGCCGCACCAATTGGTGACTTCATATCAAAAGAAAACCGCCCGCCCCGCGCAGTTGGAGCAGTCAAACCTAAATTGACATTAGCGGTAGGGATATTGATTTTTGGCATTAGGCGAACATCCCCATTTTCTCGTACATACCAATTTTTGTTGCGCCGCTTAATGCTTGCGTCCCTGCACTTAAAAAAGCCGCTCGCTTTGCAGCAACGGCTTGCATTCGGCGTGCTGACGCTTCCGCCAAACTTGTGTCAGCAGAAATTTTCATACCGCGTTGCTGTAGCTTAGTTTCGTAGTCAACACTTGCGAGTGATAATTCTTCTTCAAGCGCTATGTCTTCCAAAACGTCTAATGCCGATCCGCTGCGCTGACCACCAGACGCCGCAATTCCCACAATAGCTGAACCACGCGCCCGTCGCCCTTCTCGCGCCATTCGCTTACGCCGTTGTTCGCCTTGCTGCCCAGCAATAATAATATTTTGATTTTGGATTGCTGCGTCACGTTCTGCTAACTTGCCTTGAAATTCTAAGTTAGACGATTGCTGCATTCCTTGCATGATTGTGCCTACGGCAGTCATCGCCGTGGACGCTATCATCATTGCCATTAATTTTGGTTCAGCCATCAGCAATCCTTACATAAATTGCGGCATCCGTACCGTCAGGATTATACGCTTCTGCGCGCTCAACCTCTTCTCTGAAACCTAACATTCGCGCCCAACGTTGAGCTTCCGGCCATTGACATGAAACGACAGCTTCAAGTCGCTTATACTCGTTTAACGAAATATATCGTTTCAGCGCGCGCGTTATTGCGAGAAGATCGCGGCCAGCCGTTTCCGAAAGCAGCACCCACGCCATTCCACGATTTGTCCAAATTTCCGCAACACCCGCTATGCATACAACTTCATCACCGCGTTTTGCGGTCCAGGCCATTGTGCTTTCTGTCAACCCGTTTGCATGGTCTGTGTTTTGCAAAATTTCTTGCATGTGCTGCAACTTAATTTGCGCGAGATGTTCCGGACGATAAGAAATTATGTCAATCATCTTGCGTCACCACGGACGGCATTATTGCCTGTAGCGTTAACGGCAACGGTTGTCGGCTTTCAATTCTTATAATTCCCCAGGTGTCGTAACCACCAGGCCAAGAAATTTCTTTGTCACCCGTGAAAAGCGGCACGGATTGGTCGAGCAGATCACCACCCTCACGAAACACAAATTCGGTCATGTCGTCAGGCGTAGACCCATAAAATCCACCAACAGTTTGAAAAAACCTAAATACAACGTTGCTTATTCTTTTTGTTTTTCCTTGGCTTGTACCTTCTCGACTACCGGCTTCTAATGGCAACGTTTCCAAAGTGCTTGTGTACGGCAATCCGGCGTGAACTATCGCGCTTGCACGGTCCAATGTAATTGCGCCATTTGAAACTGTTCTATCGTCGTGCGCGCCACCATCCACTAAAATTTTAACGGTTTGACCTTCTAGACGATTTAAACCTGAAATTGTCGTTACTTTTTTGCGCGCTTCGCCACCACTTATGTACGCCGTGTGCGCAGTGCCATTCTCTCCAGATAATTCAAATGTGTTTGTTGTTGCACCCGCCACAGTGAATGTTCGACTGTTGAGTTGAATCATTCCCGAAATGTCGTCAAGTCTAACCTTATCTCCGTTTGTTAAACCGTGGCTAGAAGACGTTATAACAACTGGATTTGCCTGTGTTGCGTTAGTAATTGTAAGAGGAACGTTAAGCGATAAACCGCTATCAACAAAAAACGCTAACTTTTGTTTGTCGCCATCTGTCCATGTCTGATTAAGGTATTCGACATGGCGCACAACCGAACCGTTTATTAAACGCTGAACAATCATCCATAATTGATCTCCGCCCTCTTGTGGGCTTGGAATCACGGAAACTGCCTCGACCTTGGCTATTGTACCCGCTGTATCTGACACACCTCCTATAGCATGAGTGTGCCAACCAACCGCGTCTTGTTGTTTGTCATAACTGACGCCAATAAGTTTTCCATCATCCCTGACAAGCCAAATAACGCTGTCCGGTTCTTGCTGATAGCTCATTGCCAGTAAACCGTTGCCGGTTATTTCCGGTGACAGAATACTAATGTCTTGCGATTCAAAACCGTCGTCTTGAAAGATGTATTGAAAGTTCCGCAGTTTTTTCCCGGCACGCTGAACAAACAACGTTTGACGCCCGCAACGTATCGGACGCACGTTGGCAGACCCGCGAGTGCTTGAAGGCTTTGCTTGAATATTTGTCGGTGTAATTGCTTCTGATTGACTGCTTGGACGAACAACCCACTCGCCACCCACAGTACCCACCAATAGTCCCTTCTCGTCACCATCAAGCCATTGAATAAGGTTCACCATATTTGCCGATAGCGTAAAACTTACTGCATGATCGTCCGCCACCGTGCCGTCCGCATCTGTAGGCGCAAAATTAAAAAAATCGCCCGACCGACTGCCATCTAAACGCTGTGGGAAGTTTGTTGCGCCACCAAACCAAAGACGGTCTTCGTGGAAAATGACTGCACTTGGATAACCTGTTGTGTCGCTAAAAACACCGAGCCGCCATTCCGCGCTAGGATCGTGATTAGCGAGATCAGGCCCTTTAATTGTTACTGTCACTTGAGTTGTTGAAGTGAACCCTGTGATTTCAAAAAAAGACTGATTTGAACCGTCCTTAAACCTTATAAGTCTACCAACATCTGTTGACTTAAAACCTGTGTCGTCATTGATACCTATCACCGAACTTGCAACGACTGTCACTCCAGAACCCGAAACCGCGCTGGGATCAAGCGTTGTCGTTGTAGGGTTAGCATTTAGATAAGGACCGTCTTGGAACACTAATGTTTCAAGTGTCCAGTTTGTGTGTCCAGTTCTACTTAATTTTCTTGGTGGATGCGCGTTATGAACCAAAAAAATTACGTCCGCAGATTGCGTCCAGTTCAATAACAATCTGTTATCACTATCGAACAATTGCGATTGTAAATAAGGTGTCGATAACGTGAACACACGCGCTGCTACACCGCCACTTGAATATGCCGTGAAACCTGTTGAGTTTGTGCCAGATAATTGAAACGTGTTTGTCGTCGCACCGGCAACCGTAAACCGCTTACCGTTTACCTCTGTCATGCCGACACATTCAGTAATGTCTACTTGATCGCCGTTAGAAAACCCGTGCGAACTACAGGTCACGACCGCCGGGTTAGCTTGCGTAATTCCTGTGATTGTTTTGTCAGCTTCAAGGATAACGCCGTTATCCTTGTAATACCGAAAATATTGATCCCCTACCTCAATGACATACGCCTGTTCGGTCGAAAACTCGAAAGGTATAAGACCAGTTCTGTTTCCTGGCGTTTTAACGCTCGCAACATGAGACGTACCGGAACGGCGCGTTGCTGGACCCTGAATTAACGGTAACATATTTTCTAAGACCTTCACGCCGTTGCTGCGTTTGGCGAGGTCTGTTCGTGCGGTCAATAACTGTGTCAGTTGACCGGCATTAAAATTTGACTGAATGGGTGATGCTGATGGCATGCTGTCACCCTATTGCGTCTATCCAGGCGCTTTCCTCTTGAACAGTCGGCGTGCCTTCAATAGCGTCATGCAACCGCGCAACACGGATGCGGTCTGTGTACCATTCTTTTGCAGCGGCTTTTTTTGTGTTGCTTTGGGTAAGGGTTTCGCACAATTCAAGGGCAAGCCGTGCCGCGAAACAATCAATGAAAAGGTCATCAAAAAGGTTTGCATCCTCTACGTCAGCTAAATATCGAACATCGAGTTCTGTTGCATCTTCAGAAACAATTTTTCTTCCTTCAACGGCCCATTCGTCATCAGAAAAGCCGTCTACTTCCAAAATTTTTATGCTATCCGCTGGTAGCGCAAATTCGCTGTCAAAACCCCACGCTGGCGTTGAGGTGAGTGCGGCGAGCTTCACGCGCTTAATTGCAAAATTGCAAGTGGATGAACGAAGGAGCGCGCGCCGTACAGACGAAAAAACATCGTTACAAGCGCGCGC